TATTAGCTGAAGTTAGAGAAACTAGTACTTTTACAACAATTAAAAATATGGATAATTTTAAAGCTGAAGCTTTGGATCTCATAACTGCTACAATAAATCTTTTGTTAATAACTGGATTGACTGAGCAAGATTTTGATAAGCATATTGCAAAATTAGAAAGCTATAAGAATGGGAAGTATAAGAGATAGGGAAGGAGTAGAATTAGGTATGATAGATGAATCAAAATTATTTGAAAAAATTGAAACTAAACAATTTGAAATAGACTATGATAATAGCGTTACTAAAAGTATACAAGAATACTCTAAAGCAAAAGGAAAGATAGAAGCTTTGGAGTGGGTAAAAAGATTAATAGCTGAAAAATGCGATGATGAGTTTATGGTAGATAACACAATTAAGCTCGGAAAGGAATGGGATTAAATATGCTACACAGATACCAAATAGATTTGAAAGTAAAAGAAGAAAATACAGAAAAAACAATTAAAAAATCTATTTTTAGAAAAAAGGAATTAACAGATGCTGAACTAGAAGAAGCACAGTTGGAGTTTATTAGAAGTACAAAAGCAATATACAAAGAAAAAGGGATAGATTTAGAAGTTTTGGAATGGGGAATTCAAAAATTTGAGTTAGTTCGTAAAAATAGTTAAAGAGGGGTGATGCAGATTGGCAACACAGGAACAAAAGATAATTTTTAGAAAAATAGAGGATGTTTTGTATAGTTACAAAAAATATGTAGATAAAATTAAAGACGATTTGAAAGAGTTAGAAAATCCACAAATAACTAAGAGTTACAGTATTGGGAAATTAACAGGAAGTGGTTATGTAATGGTAAAATCAGAACTTGAGAGAATAGAGGAACTTAAGGAAAGACTTCTAAATGACATTACAAGACATGAAGAAATATTATTTAGAATCGATAATGCTTTAAAAATGGTGGAGGATCATAAAGATTATAGTTTTATAGAAATGAGATACTTTAATAAACTAACTTATGAAGAAATAGCTGATAAAATCGGGGTTGAAGTAAGAACTACTTACAGAATTAGAAATAATATACTAAGTGCTTTAGAGATACATTTTAAAACTCAAAAATTAATCTAATGTCAAAATCGTGTCAAAAAGCTGTCAAAACGACGTCATTGTCAAGTCACTATAGAAGTGTTATGATGATACTATCTTAAAGTATTTTTTTCTTAAAATCTCCTTAAAACTTTATTGGGATTTAAGTATAACCTACTTTATTTTATGGTATAATACAGTAGTTTAGAGGCTCTACACAAAAGCCTCACAACATATGTGATATTAGCTCAATACTTAGAGCACTCGCTATTTAAGCGAGAGGTTAATGGTGGAAGTCCATTATATCACGCCAATACAATATCAATACTCCCATTGCACTTAGATGTGCTCGATACGTCGACTGTGGGAGTTTTTTTATTTCATGGAGGTAAATATGCTGATGAAGGTTTGTAGTAGATGTGGAAAGAAAATAGTTATAACAGAAACTTGTAGTTGTACAAAAGAAAGACATAAGATATACGATAGAGAGTATCGTAATAAGGATAATGCAGAGTTTTATCATAGCAAAGCATGGAAGCAACTAACGAAGTTATGTAAGTTACAAGCAAATGGTTTGGATATGTACGAACTAGAAGTTAATGGAAAGATAGTTAAAGGGACACTATCGCATCACATAGAAGAATTAGAGGATAATAAAGATAGAGCATTAGACATCACTAATCTCATATGGGTATCAGAAAAGACTCATAATTATATACATAGTGTCTATAACAAAAGTAAAGAAGATAAAAATAAATTAAAAGCTTTGTTATTCAAAATAATTAATAAAAAAATTTAAAGGGGAGGGGGAGTCAAAAAAAGTTTTTAGACTTTGGTTTGGATACCGCTCCCCCTCTATTTTCTGGAGAAATTGCCAAAATGAGAGATTTAAGGAGGTGCATAAAATGAGTAGAAGTAGAAAAATAATAGATATAAGTACTGGAAAAATAGGGAAAGAAAAGATACAAGCTAGAAAAGAGCAAGAGAAAAAATTGAAAGCTGATAGAGATGATTTAATCGCACCATCTTGGCTTTCAACATCGGCAAAAAAAGAATTTAAGAGAGTTGTAGAAGAATGTGAAAAAATAAACATCTTAGATAACTTAGATCTAGGAGTTCTTGCTATTTACTGTAATTCTTATGATGGATATATACAAGCTAGTGAGCAATTAAAAAAAGACGGATTAGTTACTTATAAAGATACAGATGCAGGACAAATAGCTATAGTAAGTCCACTTGTGAACGTACAAGAAAAATACACTAAACAAATACTGCAATGTTCAACTAAATTAGGGCTTGCAACTACAGATAGATTAAAGCTTATAGTACCAACTAAAGAAGAGCCAAAAGAAAACAAGTTTATAGAACTACTGAAAGCTAGAAAGCAAGGATAGTTGAATGGCTATAGATAGGACTACTGCATATGCAAAGTTGGTTGTAAGTGGAAAAAAAATATCTGGAAGAAAGGAATATCTAGCATGTAAAAGACATTTAGATGACTTAAAAAATAAGAAACTGAACTATAAATTTGATGTAGAAGAGGCAGAATTTGCTATAAATTTTGCAAATAGTTTAACTTTGAAAGATGGATCCACTTTAAAGACTAGAGGCTTTCAAGAGTTTATAATAGGAAGTTTACATGGTTGGAAGAAGAAAAAGACTAAGGAAAGGCGATTTAGAGAGGCTTATTTGCAAGTTGGAAGAAGAAATGGTAAGAGTTTTTTGAGTGGAGCAGAAAGCACTTTATTTAGCTCTATACTTGGAAACAAAGATAGAATCTTTTGTGCTGCAACAAAACAAGACCAAGCGAACATAGTTTGGGATGAAATAAGAAATTTTATAGAAGCAGACAAGGATTTATTAGAGATTTACAAAATAAAAGAGCATGACAGAACTATAAAGAGCCTTGCGACTGGAACAGTTATAAAAAGCTTGGGTAGAGATACTAAATCCATGGATGGATTTGGAAACATTCTAGCGATCTGTGATGAGCTACATGCCCATCCAAACAATCAGATGTATAAATTACTACTAGATGGACAAGCAGACGTGGAAAATGCACTTACATTAGCTATAACAACAGCTGGATTTAATCTAAATGGTTTCTGTTACGAGCATTATAAATTTTGTGAAAAGATCTTAGAGGGTGTTATTGAAAAAGACACTCTTTTTATTTTTATCTGTGAAATGGATAAAGGTGATGACATCTGGGATTGGAAGAACTGGCTTAAATCAAATCCTTATTTTCTTTTTGAAGAGGACGGAATTACTCCAAATACAAAGAAAATCGAACTTTACTCACAAAAAGCTATTGATGCTAAGGAGAAGGGCGGAGAAGAATTAACTAACTTCTTAACAAAACAGCTAAATATGTGGGTTACGGCTAAAGACGGACAATATATAGATTTATCTAAATTTAAGGAATGTGAAAGTGATTTGACACTTGAAGATATGAAAGGGAAAAGTGCTTATCTAGGATTTGACCTTTCAAAAGGTGGCGATTTAACGAGTATTGCATTAGTTTTTCCTTTAGAAAATAACCAAATATACATATATAGCCACTCCTTCATGCCTGAACTTAGATTATTAGAGCACGAAAAAACCGATGATGTACCTTATCGGATATGGGTAAGAGAGGGGTTACTAACACTTACAAGCGGAGCTTTTGGAATAAAAACAGATTATAAGTACATAATATCGCACTTAAAAGAGGTTATCGATAGATACAATATTAAGATTTTAGAGTGTGGATATGATGCACACAATGCTGGAAGTTTTTTAAGCGATTTAGAATTTTTAGAGTGTGATTTAACAGAAGTTAAGCAGTCAGCTAAGAGTTTAAATGATGCAACAGTAGACTTTGCTCTATCTGTAAAGGCTACACAAGTTTTATATGATAGAAAAAATAGTCTACTCAAATGGAGTATAGCAAATGCGACAACTATTTCTAACAGTTTCGGAGAAATTAAAATAGATAAACAAGCACAGAAGAATCGTATAGATCCAGTGGATGCTATCTTAGATGCTTGGAAGATTATGCTACTTAACAAGAAAGAAACAATTAATAATGATGAAGCTGTTGGGGAATGGTTGGAACTTATGGATAAAAGGAGGTGAGAAAGTGAATATATTTAAAAGATTTTTTAATAAAACTACAGAAAAACCACAAAAAACGATGCTGAATTCTATGAGTTTTGGAGAGTTTTTTGGGGTAAATGTTAGCAATGATTTATCTGAAGTAACTTACTTTACTTGCTTAAAGGTGCTATCCGAGAGCGTTGGAAAGCTTTCTATCCACTTAAAAGATAACGAAAATAACAGAATTTTGGAACATGAAGCAGTTAAAAAGCTTAAATTTGCACCAAATCCTTTTATGACTTCGACATCTTTTCTAACATTGCTAGAAATGTGGAGAAATCACTACGGAAATGCTTATGTTTATTTAAGTTATGATAACAGTGGGCATTTAATAGGTATTTATCCACTTCAACCGCAACAAGTAAAAATATGGATAGATAATGCGAAGATTTTTAGTGGGAAAGAGGATCTATATTATGAATATAACAAAAATGGAAAAATCTATCTATTCAAAAAAGAAGAAATTTTGCATTTGAAGGGTGGACTAAGCAAAGATGGGATAGTTGGAATGTCAGTAAGAGAGACTTTAGCAACGACTTTAAATGGTGTTAAGGCAAGTCAAAAATATTTGAACAACTTATATGACAGAGGACTTACAGCTAAGGCTATTTTAAAGTACACTGGGGATCTAAGTAAGGAATTACAAAAGAAAATGCTAGAGAGAATAGAGGAGTTTATATCTAATGATAATAATCCAAGTGGTATTTTACCATTACCTCCTGGGATGGAAATAGTCCCTCTGGATTTAAAGCTTACAGATTCACAATTCTTTGAATTAAAGAAGTATACAGCACTGCAAATAGCAGCAGCGTATGGAGTTAAACCAAATCATTTAAACGATTATGAGAAGTCAAGTTATGCAAATTCGGAAATGCAAAACTTGACTTTTTATATTGACACTCTACTATACATTTTATCGCTATATGAGGAAGAATTTAATTTAAAACTTTTAACAGAAGCTGAAAGAATGAAAGGGCTACACTTCGAATTTAATGTAGCAACAATACTAAAAGGCGATTTAAAGACACAAGCAGAATGTCTTACAAAGTACGTTCAATCTGGCATTTACACTATCAATGAAGCTAGAAAACTTGCTGGATTGACTGCTATAGAGGGTGGAGATGTAATAGTTATGAATGGTAGTTATGTACCATTGGAAAAATTAGGTGTTGCCTATGATAAAGGAGGTGAAAATAATGAATAAAGAATGGTTAAAAATAAAAAACAATGCAAACATCACTGAAATATATATCAATGGTGATATTACAAGTGATAGTGATAATTACGGATTCATTGAAGCTATGGGGTTAAACGATCCAAATGTGTATCCAAAAAACATTGTAGAAGCTCTTAAAGATGCTGGGGATGTACATGTACATATAAATAGCTACGGAGGTGATGTATTTGCTGGAGTTGCTATAGCTAATATTTTAAAGAATCACAAAGGTAGAACAGTTGCATATATCGATGGTTTAGCGGCAAGCTCTGCATCTATAATTGCTTTTGGTTGTGATGAAATAATAATCCCTTCAAATGCTTATTTAATGATGCATAGAGTAAGTTGTGGAATGTTTGGGAATGCTGATGATTTTCTTAAACAAATTGAAGTGATGGGAAAAATTGAAGAAGGTATCATAAATTCTTATTTAGAAAAAGCTGTTGATGGTGTTACAAGAGAACAAATTAAGGATTTTGTGATGACTGAAACTTGGTTTACTGGTGATGATACAGCGAAGTATTTTAATGTGACAGTAGACAAGAGTTCAAAGTATCTAAATTTCGTAAATACAAAGCAAAAGTTTAACAAAATCCCTAGTGAAATTTTAAACAACATTAGAGAAGTTGAAAAGTTAAAAGAGCAAAAAGAAATTGAAAGAATAGAAAATCTTAAAAAAGAAATTGAAATTGAATTGATGATCGGAGGCTAAACTAATGAAAAAATCGGTAGAAATGAAAAAAGAATTAGAAAATTTAAAAAATGAAATTGTAGCTTTAAAAAATGATGGAAAAATTGAAGAAGCTCACGGAAAACTTGCAGGATTAAAAGAGTTAGAAAATAAAATTAAAGAAATAGAAATGGAGGAAACATTAGAAACTATGACTACTACAGACAAAAAAGAATTAGAAGTAAAGAATAAAATGAATGTAAATAGAATATTCAACAGAGTTTTAACTGGAAAATCTGTAACTGAAGAAGAAAGAGCATTTTTAAATGCAGCTGGTACACCAGGTCAAGTAGAAGCAACTGACGGAAAAGGTGGTTATTTAGTGCCTTTAGAACAATTGGAAATAATTAAGGAGTTAAGAAGAAATTTAGTTGTTTTAAAAGAATATTGTAATGTATTGCCAGTTCATTCTTTCAAAGGGACAATGCCTATCGAAAAAGATGGAACAGGTGAATTAATCGCATTTGAAGAACTTAATGAAATTGGTAAATCTGATATAGATTTCTCTCAAGTTACTTACAATGTTGCAGATTATGGAGACATTATACCAGTTTCAAATACTTTACTTGCAGATGAAACTGCTAATTTAACTGCTTATATTGGAAAAAGATTTACTAAAAAGGCTACAAATACAGAAAATAAAAAGATTGTAGACTTATTAAAAACTTTAACTCCAAAACCAGCAGCTGATTATACAGTTATAAATACTGCATTAAATGTAGATTTAGATCCAGCAGTTTCTGCAAATGCAATAGTAATTACAAACCAAACTGGATTTAATTTCTTAGATAATTTAGTAGACAAACAAAATAGACCACTTTTAGAATTAAATCTACAAAATACAACTCAAAAAGTTTTTAAAGGTAGAAAAATAGTAGTATTGCCTGATGCTTTATTGCCAATGAATACTACAAAAGCACCTGTTTTTGTTGGGGACTTAACAGAATTCGCAACTTTCTTTGATAGAGAAGGACTTGAATTAGCAATCTCTAAAGAAGCTGGATTCACTAAAAATGCAACTTACATCAGAGCAATAGAAAGATTCGATATTAAAAAAGTTGATGAAAAAGCTATGGTGTACTTAGAACTTGCTACAAAATAATGAAAGTAGGTAAAAATGGATAGTATATTAACTTTAGAAGAAGCTAAAAACTATCTAAGAATTGATTATGATGAGGATGATTCATTGTTGCAGTCGCTAATGACTGCGACAGTGGATTACTTAAGAGATGCTATAGATGATTTTGATACAAAAGTAACAAAAGAAAAGTTTATTAAAAGAGCTAAAATTCTAGCTTGTGTCTTATTACAAGAATGGTACGATAATAGAGAGCAAAGAGAATCTAAGGATCTAAGTTATACTAGTCGTAGTTTAATGCTACAGTTACAAAACGGAGGCAACTATGATTGATATAACTAAGAGATTAAGGCACTTTGTGGAAGTGTATCATACAGTTGAAACTGTAAATGAGTTAGGAGAGAATGAAAAAACAGCTGAACTATTAAAAAAAGCTTACTGCGAGATAGTCCCTTTAAATTCTACAGTTAAGAATGGAGAAGCTAATACAGAAGCAAATCAGCACCAATTCAAGTTTACATTTAGAGTTAAGTCTTTAAATGGATTAAACAAAGATTGGTTTTTTTTATTTGAAGGCTCAAAGTACGAAATTATCTACTACAACAGAGATTTTAAAGATAATCAATTTATAGAAGTTTTCTGCAACAGAATTGAGGAATGACTATGAATGGTTTTAGTACAAAAGACCTAGAAGCTTTAGAAAATGAAGTGTTAAGACTTGCTAAGAAGTATCCCAAAGAAGTAAAAACTTTCTTGCAAAAGCAAGGAAATAAGTTAAAAGCAAAAGCAAAAAAGAAAGCTAAAAGTAAGATTAAATCTAAGACTGGGAACTATTTAAAGAAATTCAAAAGAGGGAAAGTTTATAAGTATAACTCAGAAGAGGATACAGTTAGAGTTTATAATTCTGCTCCACATGCCCATTTAATTGAAAGAGGGCATATTATCAAGGATAGAACTGGTAAAGAGCATGGCTTTAAAAAAGGTGAGTTTATCTTAGAAGAAGCACAAAAAGAATTTCAAGAGGAGTTTATAAAAGCAACTGATGATTTTATCGATACTGTAATAAAGAATGGAGGGTTTTAGATGATTAAATTGAGTGAACTTTTAAAAGCTGTAAACACTAGATTAAAAGAGACTTTTCCAAGCATTTCCATAGACAGTAAAGATTTATCTGAAGCTTTTAATAGACCAAGTTTTCGTACAGAGTTAGATGGACTTAAAACTAGTGCTTTTATGACTACTTTTAAAGAAAGAAACTTTACTATAAGAATTTATTTCTTTTGCACAAAAATAGGACAAGGGAGACTAGAAAGATTAAAAATTTCCGATGAAATAGAAAATGCATTTCTAGGCACTTTGTGGGTTAATGAAACTTTTGCTATCCCAGTCAACGAAATTGAATTTGAAGAAACTGATGATGGCGTGCTTATTGCAAGTTTTGATAGCATGACTATGGAACAGATAGAAAATGACATAAATGCAGAAATGATGGAAGAATTAGAGTATAAATTTGATAGAAAATAGGAGGGTAAAATGGGATTACCAAAAATTGAAATAATTTTTAAACAGTTGGCAGTTACAGCAGTTAAGAGAAGTCAACTTGGTATTGTTGGGTTAATAGTTAAAGAGCCTAGCAAAAACTGGGATGTTAAAGTCTATAAAGATATAACAGATATAAAAGATACAGATTATACTGCAAATACTGTAGCATTAGTAAAAGATACTTTCGAATACACACCAAATAAGGTTTTCGTGTTTAATATCGGAAGTGGAACACTTACAGATACTCTTAAAAAAGTTGCTCAAGAGAGAGTAAATTGGCTAGGATTGGGGTATGATGGAAAAGATGGAGACACTGCAACTCTAGTGTCTTGGATTAAATCTGTAAGAAAAGCTGGTAAAACTTATAAAGCAGTAGTATTTAACGCTACAAAGCCTGATAATAAGGGAATTGTAAATCTTATGAATAGCAAAGTCACATTTGTTGACAGCAGAGGAGAAGTTGATGGGTGGCAATATGTTCCAACTGTGCTTGGAATGTTAGCTGGATTGCCTATGACAAGAAGTGCTACATCTTTCTTGTGTGGAAATTTAAAAGATGTATCAATATTCAATGACATTGATGATACTATCGATAAAGGTGGATTTTGCTTATATAAAGATGAAGGAGATATAAGAGTTGCTAGAGGTTGTACGTCTTTAGAAGAAATAACACAAGACGAAACAGAGGATATGAAAGATATCATAATCATTGAATCTATGGACTTAATGAGAGATGATATTTACTCTACATTCAAAAAATGGATTGGAAAATACAAGAATAAATATGATAATCAAGTCCTTTTCTTTACGGCAATTAATGCTTATTTCAAAGAACTTGAAAGAGAAGATATCTTGGATAAAGAATATGATAACTACTCTGAAGTAGATGTGGAAGCACAAAGACTAGCATGGCTTGGAGTTGGGAAAGCAGAAGTTGCTGAATGGGAAGATGAAAAAGTTAAGAAAACTGCATTTAAAAAGAAAGTATTTATGAAAGCAAATATAAAGATATTAAATGCTGTAGAAGACTTTAAATTTACAATTAATATGTTCTAAGAAATGGAGGTAAATAATGTCTAATAAAATGGATAAAAACAAGATAATTAGAGGTTCATTTGGTGCTGTATGGCTAGATGGTGAAGAATTAGGTTCTGTAAAATCTTTTGAGGCTAAAGTTAATTTGGAGTACGAAGATGTAGATATTATGGGAGAACTAGGAAAGCACAAGAGATATATGGGCTTTACTGGAGAGGGAACTATGACTCTGCATAAAATCGATACTACAGTAGGAAAATTAATAGCAGAAGGGATAAGAAATGGCAAAATGCCAGACTTTAAGATAGTTGCAAAGTTAGATGATCCAACTGCATACGGAGCTGAAAGAGTGGAATTAACTGGAGTTACAATAAATGAATTAATGGCATTAAAATTTGAAAACAAGGCACTTAGAGAAGAAGAGGTGCCTTTTAATTTTTCTGATTTTAGATACATAGATATGATATAAACAAGGAGTGATACAAAGTGGCTAAAAATATTACTTTAGATATGCTAATAGCAAGAAAAGAACAGTCAAATAATGATAAAATGAAAGTTGTGTTATTTAATTCTGAGGTGCTTGGTGGAACTATTGAGGTTAGAAAGCTTAAAGCAAGAGATGTTATAAAAATTATGGATAGCACAGATAACAAGTCTACAGAAGAAGCTTACAATGCGAATTGTAAGTTAATATATAAACACTGCCCAATTTTACAAGACAAGGAATTACAAGCAGCATATGAAGTTGCTGAGCCTTACGAGGTTGTAGTCCCAGTTTTCGAAGAAAATTTGGGAGAAATAAATAAATTATCTAATTTTATCTTAAGTCTTTACGGGCTTACAGATAGTGAGCAATTTAGCAAAGCTGTAGAAGAAGAAGCTGATGATATAAAAAACTAATTTTAAGGGATGCCGACATGGCATTCCTTTCTTTTTATGTATTAAGAGGTTTTTCTATAGAATATCTTTTAAATTTAGACTCTACAGTTAAATTATTTATGCTCGCAACAATGGATTTAGAGACATATAGAATTAATAAAGGAGGTATAAATGGCTAAAACTATTGGAGTATTGCTAAGTTTAAAAGACCAGTTTACTACTCCTTTACAAAATGCAACAAAGAACGTAAAAACAATGGATAGAGAACTTAAAAAGGCTGGGAACTCTATAAAAGCATTTGGGAATAAAGTAAAATCAAGTATGAAGTCTATAGCAAAATGGGCAGCAATTGGATTTGGAGCCTTAACTGCTGCTGCTGGAGTATTTATAAAACAGTCTATAGATGCTGCAAAAGATAAACTAAAAGCAGATAAACTGCTCGAAACAAATTTAATGAAAGAAGCGAATGCAAGTAAAGAGCATATTAAAATGTTAAAAGATGAAGCTAGTGCATTACAAGATGTTGGAGTAGTCGGAGATGATGTTGCGGTTGCTGGAGCAAGTAGATTAGCTGTATTTAAAATGAATGCAGACCAAATTAAGAAAACAATGCCGATACTAGACGACATGATTGCTTACGATAAAGGCTTGAATGGAACGCAAGAGGACGCTATCGCTATTGGAGAACTTTATGGAAAAGCAATTAATGGAAAAGTCAACGCTTTAAAGAAATATGGTGTTGTATTAACGGCTAATGAAGAAAAATTATTTAAAGTAATGTCAACAGAACAGAGAATCGAATTTATAAATAAAAAATTAGAGAAATCAATTGGTGGAACTAATAAGGCTTTAAGAGAAACAGATGAAGGGAAAATCGTAGCAATGAAGGGTGCTTGGGGCGATATGCAGGCTGAGTTAGGTAAAAAATTAATACCACAATTAGGGGCTATTGCTGAGTGGTTTCATAGCAAAATACCAAGCATTCAAGATTTTATATTAAGTCTTGCAGATAAGATACAAGAACTTGTAACTAAGGCTAGTCCATACATTGATAAACTTAAAGAAATATTTGGAAAAATCTTCGAAAAGGTTAAACCATCTATTTTTGAGGCTTGGGATATTCTGAAGAGTTTTGTAGCAAGTGCCGTAGATATTGCTCAAAAAATTATAGCTAACTGGGATAGAATTAGTCCAGTTGTATATACAGTTGTAGGTGCTCTTATAGCTTACAAAACTGCTTTAGCAACAATAAAGATATATACTGTAGCTATGGTAGCTATAACAAAAATAAAGACATCGTGGGATGCTTTACAAGCAACAGCAACTGGAGCATTAACTGTAAAACAATGGGCTTTAAATACAGCAATGAATGCTAATCCAATTGGGCTTGTGATTACAGCTATTGCTGCTCTTGTAGGTGGAATATGGTTACTTTACAAAAACTGGGACTTAGTTAAAAAGAAAACTATGGAATTATGGAAAAAACTGGATAATAATCCATTAGGCAAAGTACTTAAATTTATAATTAAGTTTGGCAACCCTGTTGGTGCTATGATTAATGCATTCCTATTTTTAAAGGATGTAATTACTCAAAATTGGGATACTATTAAAAATTTTGCTATGACTTTATGGGATAACTTAGTTGGTGCATTTAATTATGTGAAAGATGTTAT